ATAGTTTTAGGACTAATAGGTGGTGGACTTATAACACTACCTGCAACTGCAACAATCGGAGCAGTATTAATTACGGTTGGAAGCACTGCTACTGCAATAGCTAAATTAACTAAGATATAATGGACTTAATTACAATAAACAGAATTAAAACAGCTCACCCAAAGTTACGTGATGAGTTACATAATGACTATATACAATGTAATAACTTATTACCTAAAGGTGTAAGGTTGCGTTTTACTTACGTTTATAGATCAGTTGAAGAACAAAATATATTATTTGCTAAACGTCCAAAAGTTACTAATGCTAGGGGTGGGCAATCAATTCATAATTACGGATTAGCTTTTGATATTGTTATACTTAAAGACAAAGATAATAATGGAACTTTTGAAACTGCGTCATTTGATATAGATGAACATTGGAAAACAGTAGTATCTTATTTCAAATCTAAAGGCTGGACTTGGGGAGGTGACTGGAAATCATTTAAAGATGCACCACACTTTGAAAAAACATTCGGTCATACGTGGCAAACATTAAGTAAAAAAGAAATAATGATTAATAATGGAATGAAATATCCAATTATTTAACTATCTTTATAATTCATAATATTTTAGTTTTTAGTTAAGTTGTTAAAAGTGAGGTAATTAAAACTATCTCACTTTTTTTAATTAAAATAATTTAAATAAACGCTTGTATATTTAAATAAATGTAGTATCTTTGTCAAACAAACTAAAACAAATTAATTATGGAAGTACAAATTGAATTTAGAGAATTAAAATTAAGGGTAGAGATTGAGTTCACTCACCCAACATTTGAAGAGGAATACTTAAACCTTAACGGCAATTTTGACATTGAGAGTATTAAGTTAGAAGATAGCGAAATAGATATTCTAGATTTACTTTTTGATAAAATAGATTATATAAAAATGTTAACTTACGAAAAATTATGAAAATTTACGCAAAATTACACGAGGCAAAAAAAGAAATTGGAGTTGTAAAGAAAAACGCAAAAAATCCACATTTTAAAAATACTTATGCCGATTTAAACGCTTTAATTGATGCAGTTGAACCGATACTACTAGAGAAAGGTTTAATCTTATTACAACCTATTAAAGACGGCAAAGTACATACACAAATCATTGATATTGATAGTGGTGAAATGATTGAAAGTAATATAGAGTTAAGTCCTAATTTAACTGCCCAAGCTCTCGGTAGCCAAATAACTTATTTTCGTCGTTACCAAATCTCGGCAATTTTATCGTTAATGGCGGATGATGACGACGGACATAAAGCAAGCGCACCACAACCAATAGTTAAGGAAATCTTACAAGTTGGTTCAACTAATTTTATTAGATGTGTAGATGCTTTAAAAGAAGGTAAAGGAACACTAGAGCAAATCAAAGCAAAGTACAATGTAAGTAGCGAAATTGAAAAAGTATTAATCGAAAAAAGTAAATAATCATGGAAAATTTAAACGACATTAACAGAGAAGATCAAATGCACTGGGAAAATACACCAGTTGAAAATCCCTTTCATTTATCAGTAGTAACAGAAGCAACTGTAATGACTTTACACGATCATTTTGATATGATGATACAAGCAGTAAGAAATGGAGATCTAGACGCTTTGAGCCTTTATACTATATCTAATGAGGTTAAAGACATAGCAGATAAAGTTAATAGAGATGTCCAGGAGTTAGCAATTGAAGAAGCTGAAAATAGAACTGAAAAAAGTTTTAAATACGGATCTAAAATGATAACTAAAGTAGAAGGTAGACGAATGATTGACTATTCAGATATTGAGGAATGGAAAATTGCTAAGGATAACCTTAAAGAAATCGAGGAGAAATATAAACAAGTTGCATTGTCAAAAGTTAGTAGCTTAGATGAAAGCACTGGAGAGGTTTTACAGCGTCCGATAATAACATTTAGCAAAAGTTCAATTATGATTAAGAATGTTTAAGGTTTTAATATTGCCTTGTGTCGGAATTGTGTTAGTTTTGCAATTCCGATGCATTAAGGAAAGTAAAAACTATCGGATAAATGAGCGTAAAGAATCATTTTACATAGACACAAATGGAACAACAAACGAGTACATTAACAAACAAATAAATATAAACAGATATGAAAATTGAAATTAAAGGTAGAATTGTAGGAATCAACGACACAATCGTAGTAAGTGATGCATTTTCTAAAAGAGAATTTAAAGTGACTACTTTAGACCAGTACCCGAACACCTACAAGGTTCAAGTAACTAAAGACAAATGTCCGTTATTAGACAAGTTTAAAATAGGTGATGAAGTGAATGTTCATTGTAACCTTAATGGCCGTGATTGGACGAACCAGACTACTCAAATTGTTAGCAACTTTATCTCTTTAGATTGTTGGAGAATCGAAACTGTTACAAACGAGGTGAAGATTGAGAATACTATACTAGAAGAACCACCATTTTAAGTATGAAATTATTAGTAAACAAAAATGAATGCGACAAGGTTAGGGATAGCTTTGTCGCTATCGAATCAAGACAACGAAAGGTTGTTGGTAATCGTATTTATTCACCTATTAGGGCGAAGGTATTAGAAAGCACTACAAGGGCAACTTATAATAAGTTTATAATATATAAGCAACCGATTAGTGAAAAGGTTTTAAACGTATTTAAAAATTATTTATGACACCAAAACAAAAAGCAAAAGAATTAGTTAAAAAATTTAGAATGTATTCATTTACAACTGATTATGATTACGCTGAAAACGGAGCAGAAAACGAATATTATAATGCTGAAAAATGTGCATTAATTGCAGTTAATGAGATAATAGATGAATACTGGCTTCATGATACTGAAAGAAAAGAATATTGGCAACAAGTAAAAACAGAAATAAAAAAATTATGAAGACAGTCGTTGAATTTTTAAAAGAAAATTTATTGATTAATTTACCTTTATCAAATGGGGATATTGATTTTAATAACGATATATTTAAACAAGCTGAAATAATGGAAGAACAACAAATATTAGATGCTTGGAAGGAAGGTTATGATTTAGCTATTAACGGTGAAAGGATTCCAAAATTATGAAAGAAGAAGGAAAATTAATAAAAATATGTAGAGATGATATAAGACATTTAGAATTTATATATCAAAGAATGAATAAAATACATAATGAGAATGAAAATTTAGATTATATGATTAAATTTAATAGTATAATTAAAGATTTGCATAAAATTAACCCTTGTGAACACCCATGTCATTTTATAAAAGGTGAAGACGTTGATATGCCTGAATGCTTAAAATGTGGTGAACGTTTATATTAATCAAGGTCGAACGGGTATGAACGTCATTATGCCCCATAACTGTTGTTAGTAGATGCAAAAAAGAAACACATAAATAAACTAAAAAAAGATTATGACACCAAAAGATAAAGCAAAGGAGTTAATAGTTAACTTTTCAGATGTTGGTTTAATTACTAGTATTGAAGCTAAACAATGTGCATTAATTGCAGTTGATGAGATTATAAATTCAAATCCATGCTATGAGGATTCAGATAGAGGAGGCAACTTCCAATGGAATGATAATACTTACTATTGGGGAGAAGTGAAAGACGAATTAATTAAACTATAACCTACATTGGTATTATATCATGAAGCAAGTAACGCATATCAATTAAAATTAAAAACATTATGAAAACATTAAGAATTATTCGCACAGTTTACCCTCCGTTTCAATTTAGTTCGTACAATGAATGGAGTATGTACTTCTTCGGAATGTACGCAACTGAAATGGCAAAGATCAAGGAAGGATGGGATAAAAATATTTATAAACCAAAAGTAAAATAAGATGACAAGAGAATGTAAGCAATGTGGGAAGGAAAAGGAGCTAAATATTCTTAACTTCCTACAAGGTTTTAACAAGCACAGAGGCACAGCGAATCAATACTTCACTTATAGATGCAGAAGATGCCATAATAAGAACGAGATTCAATTGAGAAAGGATCGCAGAAATAAAATACTACCGAGTAAAGGAATGCACTACATTAGACAAGCGGTATTAGGATATAAAGAAGAATGTTATTTTGAGGGCGAAAATTACGAATATAAAGCACCAAGTTATAACGAAATATTAAAAGAATATGAAAACAATTAAAATAGACAAAACAACTTACTATATCCACTACGAAAGTTTAGATTATTATTTAGTAAGTAAAACGAAAACAAGTTCAAAATTTAAAATTGATAAGAAATGAATAAAAAATTAATAGTTGAAAAACGCAAACTTGAAAGGCAATTAAGACACGATCTTTATATGTCTGATAAACATAACTTTGATGTTAAAGCGTGTGTAGTGGCTGGTTGTTTACCTATCTTTATCGAATATTGTGAGGAGTTAAACAAAGTATTTCCTGAACATTATTCTAAAGAAATGATTAAAACATTAAATCAAAATATTAATAGTATTTTCTTTAAGTGTCCTGAGAACGAAAAGCAAGCAGTTGCCGATCAAATGAATAATATCACAATGTCATTTGAGAATTGGATTGAAACTAACTTTAAAGAGGTTGAATAATGGAATTAATAGAAAAATTAAAAGTACAATATCTAGAATATGAAAATTCTAGTATGTTTATAGATACTTGTTTTAGTTCATTTAAAAAAGCTAAAATAAAAGAATATAATATAGCTTCATTTATACACCATCATTTTAGCAATGATGTTTTAGTTTATCGAAATTGTAATATTAAAATTTTATTTCTTAATTATAATATACAATTAAGAAATTCTAAAAGACAACTATCAAGGTATGATTATATTAATTTTACAAAATCTATAAAAAATAGTTATAAATATAGAATAATTTTAAAAGAATATGAATTATGTTAGATCAAGAAATAAAGTTTGAAAATTCAGTCAAACGTAACCCATTAATTACAAATAATCACAGGCTTGCATATATGCGAAATAAAGACTTTAAAAATCTATTCTGTAAATCTAGTAAGATTAAAGCTAAAGTCTTGTTAAAACATTGCAAAAAGGAATACTTTTCGTATAATATAACCAATTATCGAAAAAAATATGTGAATAATGAATGTATTAATTAATAATAAGTGGTATTCAATTATAAAGAAAGAAGGTAACTACGCTTTAATTCAATTTGAAAGTGGAAAATTTGTTTGGAATATTAGCGGATTAGAAATATCTTTGTCTTAACAGCTTACTCCTTCAATATTGAATTTCGAAATAGATATTGTTAACCTGGTACACGCTCAGGGGGGCTTGTTTTTAAGTCTACTATTAATTTAGTAGGCTTTTTTTATTACCTTTACATTCTATGAAATACCTTATAATTTTCTTACTATTTTCCTGTCAAACATACAGCGTTCACGAAGCTAATATGATCCAACAACAAAAATCAATGCTACAATTTGACCAAAAAAGTAGGAACGAACAGCAGAAAATTAGAGATAGTAGAAAAAAAAGAGTGAAAGTTTATAAAAAAAGAGTTTATAATAAATATATTTAGTATCTTTACACTCGTGTTGTCGCTGACACTTATAGAAATTTTATAAACTCCCCGTAATGACGAGACAGCGACCTCCGATTTATGGGGTTTTTTATTGTATGAGGATTTTAAGAGATTACCAAAAAGATTTATTAGATAAAATAAATCAAAACCACCACAAAAAAATATGTGTTCAACTCGCAACTGGAGGAGGAAAAACGGTTATTTTTTCAGAATTAGCAGAAAACTATGAAGGACGTGTTTTAATACTTGTTGATAGTTCGGAGTTAGTTATTCAGACATCAAACCATATTAAAGGTGCTGGAACATTTGAAGCTAAAGACAAAGAAATATCAAAAGACAAAATTATTATTTCAATGGCTCAGACTTTAAGATCAAGGATTAAAAAAACTCCCGAAATGATAAACGACTTTGATTTAATAATCATTGACGAATGTCATATTTTATGTTATGAGCAAATATTAAAAATAGCAACTTGTAAAATAATAGGATTTACAGCTACTCCAGTATCTAATAGAGTTGATAAATACTTCTATGATTTTGAAGATAAAAAAATGTATAAAGAACATTTAGAAAGGAGAATTGAATTTAAAAAAGATTTTTATTTGTCTGATATTTTTGAAGATATTATTACAGGTATTCCGATTTCTAAATTAATAGAGCGTGGCTTTTTAGTTCCTGATGAAAATTATATTATTCCAGTAGATGAGAATGATTTTAAATTCGATTCATTTGGAGAGGTATCTAATTCAGAAGAAGTTTTTGATGTTAAATTTCAAATGGATGTTTTACAAAATTACTTACAATTCTGTAAAGGAAAAAAAACTCTAATTTTTACGCAAGATACAAACCTAAATATTCTTTTATTTAATCAATTTTTAAAAGCTGAAATTGAAAATACATTTATGTATGATAGTATGAATTGGACTGAATTTAGCAGAAAAGAAACAGTAGATAAATTTAGAGATACTCCAGGATCTGTTTTATTTAATGTTGGATGTTTTACCAAAGGTTTTGATGTTACAGATGTTGAATGTATAATAGTTGCTAGGCGAGTATCTTCATTATCTTTATGGATTCAAATAGTAGGTAGAGGTTCACGAACTACAGATAAAGTATTTAAAGATAAATTTATTGTAATTGATGGCGGAACAAATATTCAAAGACTAGGTAGATGGTCAGAAGATTTTGATTGGAACGATAAATTTTGGTGTAAAGGAGATTACAAGCCTAAAAAAGAAGCACCCGAAGAAGAAACAAAAGATTGTGAAAATTGCGGTCAATTAATGAATATAAAGGCTTGTTTATGTAAGGCTTGTGAGTTCAATAACTGCGAGATAAAAGATGTAGAAATATTAAACAGAATTGCAGTAAAAGTAAATACAGTTGGTATTGATATTGATAAAATAATTAGATACTCGGAAGGAAAAGGAAAGATTTTCGCTTTAAAAGTTTTAACTTCGCAGGCTGTCCGAAAATTTGACAATGTAGATAAAGCACAATTTCAAAGAAATTTAAACGGAGGTGTTCATCGTTTTTTAGAAACAACAGTTAAAAAAGGGTATTGGAAAATAATACAATCCGATTTAGAATCATCATCAAACAGAACATGGATAAAACAAAGAGATACAGTATTAACAAAATTAAAACAAAAGTATGATATTCAGTAAGTATAAAACACATTTCGAAAAAGATAACATCAAAATTGATTTTGATAAATATGTAGAATTAGTAAAAAACGGAGACCATCAAGGATTGATTTTTAACGCAAGAGCAAACATAAAGGATAAAGTAATCTACAATAGTTTTAAATCTCAATTACCTGCAATAACTGGAAGTTGTACACAGAAACAAGGCGGTCGTTCAGTTGCAAATGTTGAAGAAATGAACGGATTAATTTTAATTGATATTGATGATGTTGTAGATACAGAACTTCGTAAACGTATAGATGAAGATAAATACACAATGTGTTCAAATCGTTCTGTTAGTGGTACTGGCTTAGTCGTATTTGTCAAAATAAATCCTGAATTATTTATTGAATCGTTTCATGGATTAGCTCAATATTATTCTGATATGTTTAATGTAGATATTGATCAATCCTGTAAAGATGCTTCAAGGCTTAGATACATATCATATGATATTGACATTTATGTTAATGAAAAATCATCAAAGTTTGTAGCTAAAAAACAAAAGAAAGAAATAAAAAAAGAAACATTCTTTTTTGCTCAGGATGACTTTTCATATATTATAGATCAAATTAAAAGTAGAAATATAGACCTTTGCGAAGACGATTATAAAAAGTTTTGTGATATTGGTTTCGCTATTGGTTCTGAATTCGGAATAAATGGATTAGATTATTTTAAAGCTATTTGTCAAAACGGTTCTAAATACGATGCTAAAAGAATTGAAAAACAATATAGTAAATTTTGTAAAAAAGGAACTATAAATATTTCTACATTTTATCATTATGCTAAGCAAGCTGGATGCGAACTTTATTCTGAAACTTCAAAGAAAATAATTAAAAGAGTTGCAGTAGGAAAAGCAAATGGAAGTATTCAAACTCCTGAAAGTGTAATTAAAACATTAGAAGTTTTAGGAACAACAACAACAGATAAAAAATTCATTCAGCAGTTAATTGATTCAAAAGAAAATTTTGTTAAAAATATAGAAGATGAGAATAATGAAACGGTCAAACTAGACAATTTTATAAAAGAAAACTATCCGATAATTAAAAATGATTTTAACCAATTAATGGAAATTGGTAACGAAATATTAAACGATGAAATTATTAATACAATAACCGTTCACGCAAAGAAATATTTTGATTTTAAAGTAAGTGGAACAGATGTAAGACAACTTATATTTAATTCAAAATCATTAAGTTATAATCCTATTGATGACTATTTTAAAAATAATAACACAGAAATAACAGGGAACGAAATAGACGAATACGCAGATTTAATTCAACCGTTTAATATTTTTAATAGATGGGTTTTAAGAAAATGGTTAGTCGGTGCTATACACAATTGGAATGCTCCATACGAACACGAAGAGGTTAGCCCATTAGTTCTAGTTTTATGTGGCAAACAAGCGAGCGGAAAAACATCATTTTTTAGAAACATTTTACCATTAGAATTAAGAAAATACTTTATTGATGAAAGCATGGAAGAAGCTGGTAAAGATGTAATGAAAAGAATGGCTACATCTTTAATAATGTTAAATGATGAGTTTGGCGGAATGGCAGGAAAGGACGTAAAAAACTTTAAAAAAATAACAGAAAAAAATAAAATAACTGTTAGACTTCCTTATGGTCATTTAGATGTTGACTTAAAAAGAAGAACTATGCTTTGTGGCACAACAAACGATTCAGCTGTTTTAAAGGACGAAACAGGAAATAGAAGAATTTTACCAATAGAATTTAATTCAGTTGATTATGAACGAGCAAAAGCGTTTAATAAAGATGCTTTACTAAAATGTGCATATACAATGTATAAAGATAATTTTGAATTTAGGATATTTAGCAAAGAAGATATAGACTACCTAAACGAAAATACAACAGCGAATTTAGAGATTGATATTTTTGAAGATTTATTTTTTACTGAATTTTCGATTGAACAAAGCGAAAATTTTATAAATGAAGTAATCCTAAATCAAGGTGAGATAATGGATTATATGTCTATAAAATTCAAAACACAACTAAGTAAATACGATATTAAAAGATTAGTTACTAAACACAAAATGGAAATAAAACTATATCGTTATATGGGAAAAGTTAAGAAAGGATATAAATTGTATAAAGAATTTGAATTTATGAAAAACAATAACGAACCACCGTTTTGATTTGTAACCTTGTAACCTTTTTGTAACCTAAAAAAAAACAAAAAGGTTACACCTTAAGTTATTACAAATCAAATAAATAAACTACTTTGTAACCTTGTAACCTAAAATATTAGAATAAAAGTATTATAGAAAACATATATATTACATCACATCATACATAATGACATATATTATATTTATAGAAAATAGTTTTAAAACGACAAGGTTACAAGGTTACAAGGTTACAAGTAGTGAAAATCAATAAGTTACAAAACATAAAAAGGTTACAAAATGAAGTTAGAAAGCATAAAAAAGATGAGTGAGAGTAAAATTAAGGCATTAAGCAACAAGTCAGAGTTTACAATTCAAGTTGAAATTGTAGATTATTGTAGAAAAAATAACATAATTTGTTTTTCAGTACCAAATGAAGCAACAAGAAATAATTCAAAATATATTAAATCAGGAGTTTTAGCTGGTGTAAGTGATTTGATTGTACTTAATAAAGGTAAAACATACTTTATAGAGCTTAAAGATTACAAAGGTAAGCAATCAGATAAGCAAAAAGAATTTGAAAATATAGTAACTTTGGAAGGACATAAATATTTTTTAGTTAGATCACTTGACGAATTCAAAAAAATAGTTATATTAGCCGAATAAAACTAAACAGATTATGAAAGAACATCAATTTGAAGAATTAACACTAGGGTTATCTATAATAATAACTTTATTAGCTTATAAATTTAATATAGATTGGATATTTTATATATTCTTTGTAAAGTCAATTATAGACTTTGCATCAACAATTAAATATTCGTATAAAGAAATTAAAAAAGAAAGAAAATTATGAAAAACATTAAAGAGAAAGTATTAGAATGGGGTGAGGCAAGGAATTTGCTACATAATGAAAATGCTTTAAAACAATATAGTAAGCTACAGGAGGAAAGTAACGAGCTTTTATTGTCAATTTTAGATAAGGATCCCTACGAGCAAATAGATGCAATTGGAGATTGTGCGGTGGTTTTAATTATTTTAGCTAATCAATTAGGACACGATTTTGATAAGTGTTTAGAAAGTGCTTACGATGAGATTAAGAATAGGACTGGACGTACGGAAAATGGTAATTTTATAAAAGATTAATGGAAAAGGAATTACTAGATTTTTTTCTTTGGTTTAGAGAAAACGGAGAAAAATATATGAACCAATCAATAGAATCAATGATTAAAATTTACATCAATGAAAAAACTAAAGGAAACAACGTCTAAAACTATTTTAGAGGACATTGATAGTTTTGTTGAAAGGCATAAACTAGATGAGAAAGCAAAACAAGAATTGATTAAAATGAGTAAAAATTCTTATTGCTTAGGTAGTTCGGATTTATTTAAGATAATGGAAAAAAGATATTAATATGAAAAATATTATAGCAGAACATTGTTCAAGTGATTTAATAATACAAGTTGAGGAATTGAATGATAAAGTTTTTATAGGTAGAGTTTTAGTAGGTGACATATCTAACCCAGTTGGAACTTATTCAACTTGGAGTTTATTAGATTTTCATATACGAAATAACGAACCTAAAGAGGATAAAATTGTTACTCAAATTGTAGATAAATTTAAAAAACGTTCAGAAATTGGCATTAAGAAATACAATACTACACTTGAAGAAAATAATACAGATGACTTTTACGAACATTTATCTGAGGAGTTAATGGATAGTTTACTTTATTTACAAAAGATTAAAGAACAAAAAGATACTTACTTTTTATTGTTAGGTAGGTATAATGAAATGAAAATTCAGTTTGAGAAGTTGCAAGCTAAAATTAAAGAACTATGTTAATACAGCCAATCCTTGATCTTCCAAATAGAAGAAATATAATTACAAAGCACGGTACATTGTCCGACCTTCATAAAGTTGCCATTGAATGGTATAAAAGCGAGAAGGATAGTGTATTTATGCGTGAATTTGTCATCTATATTATAGCGAATTATACAAATTTCAAAACTAAGAAATGACAGCTGAACTATTTGAATGGGTAGAATTTATTGTATTCGAAAATTATAGTTGTGAAAAATATTACTATATTTATGAAAGAATTTGTTACAACTGATGAAATTAGAACAATATTGCAGAGTTAGAGACATTAAAGCTACTTTTGTAGATGGTATTCTTATTTATCCTTTGCCTGTAGTTAAATCGAATTATAGAGTTAGAAAAGAACCGTACTTCATAAACTTAGCTGTTACTAGATATGGTTGTCCTACGGTTGTTGATGCTATGTTTAATAAACAAATGACCTTAATCATATGAAGCAATTAGAAAAAATATCTAAGAATCATAAAAAATGGGTATCAATAGCAAAGTCATTTGGAGCTGGTGAACTTTCAGAAGATGTCGTTCAAGATATGTATCTAAAAATATACACAAACAAGAGCAACAAAGATATATCAGACGCATACATTTGGTTAACTTTAAGATCGGTCTACATTGATAAGGTAAGAATAGACAACAGAATGACAAAAGTCAACTTAGAGGACGTTAAAAGCTTAGTTTCGGAGCAAATAGATGAATTAGAATTTCAATCCTTCACAAAGATAAATACAAAGATAGAAGCCGTTAAATACAAAACACACTATTCAGACGTTATAATACTAAATAACTATTTCGAGAAAGGTTTATCAATGCGAAAAATAGCAGCGAAATACAATATAGCTCCTTCAACAGTTTTTAGAAGTATTAAGAAAACTAAGGAAAAAATTAGGTTAGAGATAGGCGAAGATTTTGAAGATTATTTAAATAAAGAATATGAATTGATATAACATGGCAAAGAAAAAATGTGAATTAGTAGTGGCAAACCATTTACCATTAGAGTTAAATGAGATTGAATTTTTAAACGATTGCTTTTTAAGTGATGAGATTTCACCATTAGAGCAAATTAGATTAATACAAATATTCAATAGGATATTCAGCAAAAACGAACAACCTACAATGTGCGGATCATGTTGGAGAGATTTGGTAAAAGAACTTAAAAAAGTTTTAGATAATAATTGATATGGGACAAGTTAAACTTATTGAAACTCCACAAAAAATGTATGATTTATGGGAGGATTATAGAACACATGTAAAAAACAATCCTAGACTTATTTATCAATTAGATCGGAATGGTAGTTTAGTTCCTGTGCCTCACGAAGTTCCACTAACACAACAAGGTTTTGAGGTGTATGTTAAAAGAAAACATGGTTTTACTATAGGTCAATATTTCGACAATCAAGATAAATTATATGACGATTACATTGCTATCTGTTCACATATAAGGCTAGAAAGACAAGCGGATCAAATTGAGGGCGGAATGGTAGGTCAATATAATGCATCAATTACACAGCGTTTAAATGGACTTGTAGATAAATCTGAAGTAAGTCAGAAAACAGAGCAACCATTATTTGATTAATGTTTACGAAAACTACTGCAATAAAGAAATTGCTAAATATGAAGGCTCGTAAAAGAGTTATTCAAGGCGGTACTTCAGCAGGTAAAACGTATGGAATTATACCAATATTAATTGATAAGGCAACAAAGACATCTAAGATAAAAATAACCGTAGTTGCTGAAACATTACCAGCAGTAAAAGAGGGTGCATTAGACATCTTTAGAACCATAATGCAAGAGACAAATCGTTGGATTGATACACATTGGAATGCATCTAGCTTAACATATACTTTTCACAACGGCACACGTATTCAATTCAAATCATTTGATAATGTAGGTAAGGCAAAAGCAAGTGGTAAGCGTGATATATTATTTATTAATGAGGCAAATCATATAGCTTTTGACATAGCAGATGCTTTAATGATTAGGTCAAAAGAAACTTGGATAGATTTTAACCCAGACAATGAATTTTGGGTGCATACTGAAACTTTACAGGAACATAATTCTGAATTTTTATTATTAACATACCACGATAATGAAGGTTTACCACCAGAAACTTTAGAAGATTTATTGATTAAACAGTCAAAAGCCTTTCACGATGTCAATAAAGATTGGAAGGATAGCAATAATATAAAGAATAGTTATTGGGCGAATTGGTGTTATGTTTATATTCTAGGTGAAATTGGTAATTTAGAAGGGGTTATATTCAATAATTGGAAGCTAATTGACAATATACCTAGTGAGGCTCGTTTAATCGGTTACGGATTAGATTTTGGTTATACAAATGATCCTACTTCTATAATAGAAATATATAAATATAACGACCAAAGAATAATAAATGAGATATGTTATAACAAAGGGTTAAGTAATTCACAAATAGCAAAATATATTACAACAAAATTACCTTGTTATTGTGATAGTGCAGAGCCAAAATCAATAGCAGAATTAAAATCATACGGTGTAAATGCTTATGCAGTCACAAAAGGTTCGGATAGTATAAACTATGGTATCCAAACAATTCAAGACAATAGTTATTTAGTTAGTCAAACTTCTTTAAATTTGATAAATGAACTACGTAAATATGCATGGGACAAAGACAAAAAAACAGGAGCGAAATTGAATAAACCGATTGAGAATTTTAACCACGCAATTGATGCCTGGAGATACCACGAAATGGAAACTATAGGATTAGGTAGAAATAAAGGTAATTATTCAATCTACTAAACACAAATATTAATTTAATCGTTTTAAATATATGAAAATAGAACTTACAATACCAACGTCTTTAGATGAAATTCCATTACTACATTACCAAAAGTTTATGGAGGTATCTAAGAACTCAAATGATGATGAGTTTACAGCGCAAAAAATGATACAAATCTTTTGTGGAATTGAATTAAAAGAAGTTGTTAAAATAGCTTTCAATGATATGGTTGAATTGGTTAATCATTTTAATAAATTGTTCTCCGAGATACCGAAGTTAAAACCTACTTTCAAAATAAAAGATTTGGAACTTGGTATGATACCAAACTTTGATAAAATAACTTGGGAGGAATATATTGAATTAGAAAGTCAATTTAAAGATTTTGATACCTTTCACAAAGCAATGGCAGTGTTATACCGTCCCGTAATTGAGAAGAATAAAAAGAATCAATATCTAATTGCACCATTTAATAACGTTGAGGAATTTAGCGACTTAATGAAATACACTCCATTATCAGTTGCATTAAGTTCACATGTTTTTTTTTGGAATTTAGAAAGGGAGTTGTTGGAAGCTACACTCAACTATTTGGAGACACAGATGAAGAAACTGAACAAGAGCAACAGAATGATTTTAGCGAAGAAAATCAGTTCAGCAAACAATGGGGATGGTATCAGTCAATTTATGCAGTCGCAAAGGGAGACGTTACAAAATTTGATGAAGTCCTCAGAACAGAACTATTTACCATCCTTAACTTTTTGACATTCGAAAAGCAAAAGAATAGAATAGAAATTAACCAATTAAAAAAACAAAGATTAAAATGAGTGGATTTTACGACATAGTGACAAAGTTATATGATAGTGTTAACAATGATAGTTTAGTTAATCAAACGACTAAGGGAGACCTTGCAAGTGTATTAAACAACAAACAAAACCTTTTCCCTTTATGTCATATAATGGTTAATAGTTCTACATTTGATAAGCAAGTTTTAATCTTTAACATATCAATAATATGCATGGATTTAGTTGATTTTAGCAAGGATCAAACGTTAATAGAATATGTAGGGAATAATAATGAAGACGACGTAATGAATACGACATTATCAATTCTAAATAGACTTTATGAAAGTATGTATAGAGGTTCTTTATTCAGTGATCTATATCAGATTGAAAATGTTGCTAACTGCGAGCCTTTTTATGATAAGTTTGAGGAAAATGTAGCTGGCTGGACTATGACTTTCGATGTTATTTGCGAAAATAGTATGGTTATATGTTAGAAACTGAAAAGGAATTAAAGAAGTTTCGTGACTACGTTATAAAAGAAAGTAGAACAAATCTTACTAAGCTAAAAAAGAATAGTTCTAAGAAGCTTTATAATAGCTTAAAAGGCGAATACAAACTAATGGCAAATTCATTTAGCTTGTATTTCTCAATGGAGGATTACGGTACTTTTCAGGATAAGGGAGTTAATGGTAAAAGATCAGTTTGGACGACCGCTTATAAGTTCGGTACAAAGATGCCACCACCAAAAGCACTTGATAAATGGATAGTAAGAAAGGGACTTGCACCACGTGGAAAAAATGGAAAATTTACAGGTAGAACGATTAGCGCAGTAGGTTTCAGAAAATCAATTCAATTCTTAATTGCTAGGTCAATTTATTACAATGGAATAAAACCAAGTTTATTTTTTACAAAACCATTTGAAGCAGCTTATAAAAGATTGCCTGAAGAATTAGTCACTAAATACGGTTTGGATGCAGTTACGTTATTTAATCAAACAATTGAACAACCAAAAAAATGAATATAATATTAACAAGAAGTCCTTATATTATCCCTGTTAGTGGAACTGGTGTAGTTGGTGGTTTAGTTGAGATATTTTTATGGAAGCAAGGAGCTTCCTATCCTAGTTTACCACAATATACGCTAAGTAAATTAACTCCGGCAACTAATGTAACAAAGGTAAATTTCGACGTTTCACCGTACATAAACGAGTACATAACTAATTTAACTTATGGTATTAATGGTAATACTTTAAATTATGATTTAGATACAGAAATTTACACAAATGTTAATATAAAGCGTTATAAATTGGTAGGAACAACTTATACATTATTAGACAGTATCGATTATTCAGGATTCAAAGGTTATGCCTACCAACAAAATGGAATAAATGTAAATCCTGATCCTTACTTATTAGATCCTAAAACATATTACTATCACTATGATAGCTCTGAAACTTATGCCACTTTAAAACCTGGAGATATAGCTGTCTATAATAGCTATACTAGTAGTTATAATTTAAGATATAAATACACAAATCTAGTAAGTGGCGCAACGGTAACTAACACGATAAGTGAAGCAAGTCCTGAGCTACCAGAGTGGAAGCAAATCTACAAGGTTTACCCTACTTATTGGGCGGACGGTAATAAGCTAGAAATTATAGATAATGATACGACAACTGTTTTAGCTACTTATTATTTTAAGCCACAAGAGGAGTGTAAATATTCACCTGTAATTTTAGATTTTATAAATAGGTTCGGAGCGTGGCAAAGAGAATTTTTATTTAAAAACTCAACAGATTCTTTAAATATAGAAAGTCAATCATACAAAAATTACAGAGTTGATGAAGGTACATTTAACGCTCAAGAAGGATTAGTTAGTACATTCAACACAAATGGTAACGAATCAATTAAAACTAACTCAGGGTGGGTTACTGAGGATTTTAAAGATACTATCAAACAGATACTATTAAGTGATAGGATATTGATTAATAATAGACCTGCGACAATTACAACAAAGCAAGTTGATTTGCAGAAAAATATCAATAATAAATTGATAAATTATGCTTTAGATTTTAACTTTTCAAATCCATTAATATGAAGCGACAGGTAGATATTTATATTGAAGGGACAACGCAAAACGATTACACTAAATTAGATTTATTTGATGATGAAAAAATAAACATATCTAGTTCGATTCAAAATATTCAGGATATTTCAAAAGTTTATACAGATTTTAGTCAGTCTTTTACCGTTCCCGCTTCGGATAATAACAATAAAATCTTTGAATACTTTTATCAGAATGATGTCAATAATAAAATAGATCACAATCAAAGAAGATTTGCCTACATTGAGATTGGTTTAGTTCCATTTAGAACGGGTAAAATACAATTAGAGGGGAGTAGCGTAAAAGATGGAAAAGTACAACATTATTCAATTACTTTCTATGGTGACTTAACTAGTTTAAAAGATAAGTTTGGAATTGCTAAGATAAGTGATTTAAACTATTCATTTTTAACCGATGTTACAAGCGGAGCTGAAATTCAAGATAGGGTAACAAATAGCGTGACCGATTATGATGTTAGATTTCCTTTAATAACAAGCGAAAAAGCATGGAGCTACAACGATGCAACAAGCACAGATATTAATACTAGTGTTGGCAGAATAGACTATGCCGAGCTATTTCCCGCAGTTAAAGTAAGTAAAATATTTCAAGCAATTCAAACAAAATATGATATAACTTTTCAATCGACATTCCTTCAAACAAACAAATTTAAGAAGCTGTTTTTATGGTGTAAAAATATAGATAATATAGAAGCTAAAAAATACGGAAAATATTTAACATATACGGATATAGCACCCATAAATGATGATGCAAATGTAGATCCTTTAGTTTATGATAGTGGGGAGTTTACATTGAGAGGAACGACAAATGGTTTTCCAATGAAGTCAACTATTTTTTTTAGATTAGATGCCACGACAGTTGCGAATGTTAATTTAGGAATTTCAGTATATAAAAATGGTTTATTTTATCAGGTAGTAACTCTTGATTCTGCAATTGAAAATAATATAAAAATATATGAAATGGAATCTAGCTCTACTTATGAAGATGTGATGACATTTAAAGTTAGATCAGATATTAATACAGATATACGGTATAGCATTATAGTTGATAGGGTTAGTAATTATACGGTTACATTCGCTGGAACTACGACAGCATACTCGGTAAGTGGTGGTGGTGTAATTGCGAGACAGATAGTGCCATCTTTAAACGTGCCTGCTGCTTATGTAGGTATATCCGACAATATGCCCGACATAACAATATCAGACTTTTTTAGCGGTATATTAAAACAATTTAATTTAACTTGCTATTCAGTTGGAGTTGATACTTTTCAAATAGAACCTTTGGACAATTGGTATAGTAAAGGCGCAACAACTGACATAACAAAATATGTTGATACAGACACTATATCAATTGATAGGTTGCCACTTTATAAAAAAGTATCATTCAACTATCAAAAAAGTGAATCATTTACAAATAGAGCTTTTGGTGATGCAAATGGACGGGAGTATGGAGATATTTCAAATGATTACCCATATGATGGTGGGGAATTTAATATTAGTGTACCATTTGAAAATCTACAGTTTCAAAAGTTTTCAAATACAAATATACAAGTTGGATATGCATTAACTAGTTATCCTGATTTAAAGCCATATGTACCAAAACCTATTCTATTATATTACAACGGTCATGCGCCTTTTTTTACTGTTCGTTTTTTTGATGGTACAACCGAAACATCAATAACAAATACAGCAATTTTCGGTCAAGATTTGGAGTATAATAATCAAATTTATTCTCTTAATTTCTCTAGTGATAATTCAACATGGTATGATAAGATAATTGACAACTCATTATTTGCCACTTATTATTTCGGGTACCTATCAAACCTATTTAATACTAAGAATAGACTAACTAAAATTAAGGCTTATTTCCCTATAGGTTTAGTCACCTCGTTACGTTTAAACGACAGGCTCGTTATACAAGATAAGAGGTATATAATTAACTCTTTTAATTCAGACATAACAACGGGTGAAGTATCTTTAGAATTGATTAATGACTTTAGAAAAGTAATACAATGATATACGAAATAGAAGGCTTAGTGCCGAATCAAACAGATATAAACGGGGTAACTTACACAGGTAGTGTTGGGGTTACTCCTGTACCGTCAAATATCACAACCGATACATTATTGGTGGTAACTATTGCAACTGACCCAGACCCTATTTACAACATTACAACGGAGACAAGTTATCAAAGAATAACTGAAGATGGATATAACAGAATATCAGAACAAGGCACAGCATATTTACCTAATTTAGATATGAGTTGGACGGATACTTTTGGGGTTACATTTACGGAAAATATACTAATTAATTTATGAAAAATTTATTACAATTATTATCAATTTCTAACTTTTACGGTGAGTCGGAAAATATAGATATTGCAAAGGGTATTAATGAGATACCAAAAAGCTCAATGGAAGCGTTAAAACAAGGAGTTAGAAAAATAAAATCTAGAAAATATGGCAGAAACTAAAACAGTTAATTTAAATGTAGAAACTAACTTAGGTAGTTTAAAGAGCCAATTAAAAACAGCCCAAAAAGAGGTTGAAACATTATCGGAAAAGTTTGGAGCAACGTCAGAAGCAGCGACAAATGCAGCGAGAAAAGCAGCACAATTAAAAGATGCTATAGGAGATGCAAAGAATTTAACGGATGCATTTAATCCAGATGCTAAATTTAATGCTTTAACAAATTCATTAAGCGGTGTTGCAAGTGGTTTTGCAGCTTATCAAGGTGCTTTAGGTTTAATTGGTGTAGATTCTAAAGAACTTGAAGCTACTTTATTGAAGGTGCAAAGTGCTATGGCTTTGTCTCAAGGGTTGCAAGGTTTGGGAGAAGCTAAAGATTCATTTATACAATTAAAAGCGGTTATAGGTCAAACAGCAATAGGACAAAAAGTTTTAACAGCAGCTCAAATTGTAGGTGCAGCAGCTATGAGGGTTTTAAATGTTGTTATGGCTGCAAATCCTATTCTTTTAATAGTTACAGCAATAGGTTCTTTGGTTGGTGCTTTTTATTTATTGACTCGTTCAACAGATGAAAATGCAGAAGCTCAAAAAGAATTAAATAGACAAAATGAATTGTCTATTAGATTGATGAAACAAAGTCAAGATGAAGTAGATAAATACACTTCAAAGCTAAACACATCTAGTAAAAATAAAATAGCTTTAGCAAAGGCAGAAGGTGCAAATTCAGAACAAATATTTCAATTAGAAAAATCAAGATTAGAAGAACAGATAAGATATAGAAAGTTGACGCATGACAGCGGTACAAAATTAACTGCTGAACAATACGCACAACAGAAACAGGATAAGTTTGATTTAAAGATATTAGAGGCTCAACACAATAGCGATTTATTAAATGCACAAAAAGATGCAAACGCAAAAAGAAGTGCAGAAAATAAAGTTAATAGAGATAAAAATAAAGAATCAAAAAAAGCACAAGACTTAGAAGATTTTAACACTGAAAAAGAAAGATTAAGAAATTTAAAAAACTTAGAAAATCAATACTTAGCGGAAAAAGAAGAAGCCGAAAACGATTACTATAATTCTAAATTAACAGATGAACAATTAGAAGTTCAAAATACGCAAGACAAATATTTTTTATTAATTGAGCAAGCTAAAATATACAATACTGATAGTGCAATATTAGAACAAGCACAAAAAGATGAGTTAAAAGCTATTAATGATAAATATAGAGATGCTGAAACTAAAGCACAAGATGAAATAGATAAAAAGAAATTAGAAGCAGATAAACTTTTACAAAATCAAAAAATTGACGCAGTTCAAAGTACATTTACAACTATTGCAAATTTATCTGAACTATTTGCAGGTAAATCTAGAAAACAACAAGAGACAGCATTTAAAATTCAAAAGGCTGCGAATATAGCAAATGCAACAATTGACACTTATAAAGCTGCAACAGGTGCTTATGCTTCGTTATCTAGTATTCCAGTTGTTGGAGTTGGATTAGGTATTGCAGCAGCAGGAGCGGCACTTACTGCAGGTTTATTAAATGTAAAGAAAATAGCATCTACAAAATTCAATGTAGGTGGCGCTACGGGTGGTGGTGGTTCTGCTCCTTCGACTGGTGGCGGTGGTGGTGCAACTCCTCAAAACGTTATAACTCCAAACTTCAATATAGTAGGTAATAACGGCACAAACCAATTACAACAATTAAAACAAGCACCTGTTCAAGCTTATGTAGTAAGTGGCGAAATGTCTACACAACAATCACTTGATAGAAACAGATTAAGAAACGCAACGTTATAAAAATATGAAAAAAGAACTACAAACAATCGAGTTAACGATTAAAGATGAACTAAAAGAAGGGGTTTTTGCAATAAGTTTTGTCGACGCTCCGGCCATAGAAGAAGATTTCATTATGTTAAATGCCTTAAAAGTTGAATTAAAAGTAATTGATGAAGAAAAAAGGGAGGTTATCGGACTTGCATTAGTGCCAAATAAGAAGATATTAAGACGAAAAAACGATGTCGAATTTAATATTGAGTTTTCAGAACAAACAATTGAGAAAGTACAAGAGCTTTACATGAAAAATTTACGTGCAAATAACGTTACTATTGACCATGAAAAGCCAGTTAACGGAGTTTCTTTGATTGAAAGTTGGATAGTTGAAGATCCAAAAAATGACAAATCTAACATATACGGTTTAAATGCCGTTAAAGGTGCGTGGGTTGTTAAGATGAAAATCTATAATGATGAAGTTTACGAGGGTGTTAAGTTGGGTAAATTTAACGGGTTTTCTATAGAAGGTATGTTTGATGGTTTGGATCAACTTAAAATGAGTGAACAAACAGAAGAAGAAAAGTTGATTGAAGAAATTAAAGATTTGCTATCTAAATTATGATTGACTTAAATTATAATAGGCGGTTTAAAGAAGCAACTACCATAACGGATAGTGATTATATTTATTATGATAACGGAACGCAAGTTTTACAGCGTATTTCTTATGATAATTTCAGTAGTGCTATTAGTTCGATTTCTAGTGGTAATATTATTTTCGTTAATAGCAAGTCAGACCTACCAACTGCAGTAAGTGGAGTTATTACTTTACTGCCTAGCATAACATATTATTTTACTACGGTTGTAGATTTAACAGGTGATCGTTTAGTATGTGGAGAAAATACAACTATACTCGGTGCAAGTTCTGAAAATTGTAGAATTAAATCTACGGGTTTAAATTCATCAACAGCCTTAATTACTTCGGTGTATTCTTTGCCTATTCGTAATATTACTTTCACTCATGGAACGGTACTTAATTTAGATGGTGATGGAACGACAACCGCACTCGATTGGTTCGGGGTTAATTTTACAGATTGTGCAACAGTTGGAACGATTAAAGATTATACCAACTTTATCATGGCAGATAGTGCCTTCTTAAATAGTGGTGGGTTAACATTTGACGGTACGATTGGAACTATTGGTATGAGTAATTGTTTATTCGATTGTGCATCAACGAAAACAGCTATTACATTACCATCTACCTTAACAGTTTCAAGACGTTTTAGGATTATTTATTCATCTTTTGTAATATTGTCAGGTGAAACAGGAATAAATACTTCTACAAGTGCAACAATATCAGATGAGCGTTACATATTAGATACAGTCAATTTCTCAGGTGGTGGAACTTATATTACGGGAGTAGATCATACAAGCAATAAGTCACTATTTATTAATTGTGTTGGTATTACAAATACAGCGGTTAACGGTCAATTGTATATGCAAAATAATGCTACAGCTACTGTTATAGGTGCATCTAGTACATTTACAAAAGTATTAGGTACAACAACTGCAAGTGCTGATAATTCTAAATATACACACTCAAATAATAGATTGACAAACGACGCTACAATAAGTAGAAAGTATTTAATTTCCTGCTCAGTTTCGTTCACTTCGGGAGCGTCCCACGTTTGTGAGTTCGGTTTTTACGATAGCAAGTTAGGAGCGGTTAGAACTCCGTCACGAACTAAATCAACTTCAAATGGTGGTGGTCGTTCAGAAAATGTATTCTTTAATTGTGTAGTGCAACATTCAGTTGGGGATTATATAGAGATATGGTGCGCCAATAATACTTCGGGTCAAAACATAACAGTTACGGATATGAATTTTGTAATTACAGAGATAAAATAAACATAATCAAATAGTTAAGTAAATAAATAGAAACAAGTATAAATTTAATCGTTAAAATGGTATGAACAAAGAAGTAAAAAAAGCAATTAAAACACTTAAAACCTTTTTAGGAATGGAGACAAAACTTGAGGATATGCCCTTAGCAGATGGAATGACAACTATACAAGCTGATATGTTTGAGGTTGGTGAAGCAGTTTTTATCGTGGGGCCTGAGGGTGCTTTAGTAGAATTAGAGACGGGAGAATATGAACTTGCAGACGGCAGGATATTAGTAGTTGAAGTTTCAGGTATTATAGCTTCAATTGGTGAAGTGTCAGAAGAAACAGAAGTTGAAGAACCAACTGAAGTACCTGTAGAAGCTGAGAAAGTAGCACCACAAACAACAACAGCAAAAAAGATAGTTAAAACAACAACTGAGGAGCAACACTTTTCAAAATTAGAGGCTAAAATTACTGAGTTAGAGGCTAAAATTACTGAGTTATCTAAGGTTGAAGAAGTAGTTGAGGAAGTTGTAGAACTTGAAGAAGTTAAACCAATTAAACACAACCCTGAGAACAAGTCAGTAAATAACAAACCTTTAACTCCATTAGAGAGATTTAGAGACATTAAAAGTAGAATGAATGGGTAATTTTTGCAATCCATTTGAAGTAGGTGTTAATTACGATATGTTCACTAAAGCATTAGGTACAAAAACAGTAAGAACATACTGTAAAGGTCACTTAACAAATGAACAAATTGAATGGTTAATCAATGATTTGAAACATTATAAATTAAATAAAAACAAATAAACAATGGCAATTTCTTACACAAGTGTAGACATTAGAGGAAAAGCAGTAGAGCCTATTTTAGAAGAGGTTTTATTTGCGAACAAAACGGTATCAGAAGGTTATGTAACTTTCGCAACTGATATCAAAGCAGGTACAATCATTACCGAATCGGGTGTTGATGTTACAGCACAATTGTACACAGGTTCGGCTTTATCTAGTTCAGGTTCTATGTCAATTAATGACAGAATTGTAACCCCTACAAAATTAGAGTACAAACAAACATTCTTACAAGAAGCATTAAGATCAGGTCGTTTTGGTAGATCAATGAATCCGGGAGCTTGGAATATTGAAAGCTCAGAATTTGCATCTACAGTTTTAGCACAATATGGGCCTAATATCTCTCAAGACGCTGAGTCTTTATTTTGGGGTGGTATTACTTCAACAACTCAAGTATCAATTGCAGCGTTAACTCCGGGAGGGGCTCAAGGTTCTATGACTGCAGCTACACAAACAGCAGTAGCAGCGTTGACTCCTAGATTAATTGACGGGGTCTTCTCACGTGTTTTATATGACAATTCTGCATTAGGTGGTTACATTAAGGTAACTGGAACAACGGTAACTAGCTCAAATATTGCTGCGCAAATGGCCTTGGTGTATGCGGCAATCCCTGCTGAAAATTTAGCTGATACAGTTTCACCAACAGCTATTTATTGCCCAAGAGCTTGGAGACAATTAGCACGTATAGCTAACAACTCTGTAGGTGCAGCGCAACAAGTTAACTTTGAGTTTGATGGATCAGGTGCAGACGCTAAATGTTTCTACAATGGTGTTGAAATGATTTTCGTACCAACTCCAAATAACTTAATGTGTTACGCTCAAAGAAAGGCGGCAATAATGTGGTTGACGGATTTACAAGATGATATTTTGAAATTTGAAACTGGGCTTTTGACAAATGACGGAGACGTTCAATTCGTAAGATCTATCTACACTTTAGCAGCACACGTAGGTCAAGCTTCAAAAGGTGTACTTTACGGAGGATAGAATTAAATAAAATTAATAATCTAAGGGGGTGGTGAGAAATACGCTACCCCTTTTTTAATACATAAAAATTATGTCATGTAGTATAGCAGCGGGACGTATTGAATCCTGCAAAGATAGTGTATCAGGTTTAAAAGCGATATACTTTATTAATAACCAAATTCAAAAATCAGATGTAACTTATGATGTTACAAATACTGATTTAATTACGGCGGTTACGAACGTAGATAGTTTATATAAGTACGAGTTAAAATCTACGGAAAATACGTTTGAACAAACTATTAATTCCGACAGAAACGCAGGTACAACATTCTTTACACAAACATTGAATGTTAAGTTGAAAAAACAAGATATAGCAACTTCAAAAAATGTCAAATTATTGAGTTATGGAATGCCACACGTAGTTCTACAAACTAACTCTGGGCAATTCTTTTTAATGGGTTTAAACCACGGAGCAGATGTTACTGCAGGTACTTTGTCTAGTGGTGGTGCAATGGGTGACTTTAATGGTTATTCTTTGACATTTGAAGCTCAAGAAGAATGTTATGCAAACTTTTTAAATGCAGCGACTGAGACTGCAATGGTTGCTTTATTTACTTCGGCTACTTTAGTTGTAGGATAGTAATAAATGATTGATATTAAAGCCTTACAGAAATGTGAGGCTTTTTTTTTGAATACAAATTTTGAAATTAATCGTTAAAATGATATGATAATACTATCAACAGAAACGACAGCGCAGACATTTAATTTTATTCCTCGTACAAAGGATGTAGATTTTGATGTTTTTCCTGTTAGAGATGAGCAAAGCAATGAGATAGTTAACATTCTAGTGAATAGCTCTGTTGAGACTACCTACAACAAGCTATCAATAACAGATGAGCAAACGAATGAAACAACTGAACTAACGATTGACAGCTCTTACATAGGTGGTTATTACCACACAATAACGGCAGAATTTACGTTAATTGAAGGACATTTTTACAAAATTCGAGTTTACAAAGATACGATAACCAACACTCGTTTTTTAGGGAAAGTTTTTTGCACGGATCAAAGTTTACCGTACAAAATTACTGATGGAGTTTATAATCAAAAAACAAGTGAAAACGATTTTATAATATATGAATAAACAAACGCAAATAATAGAATTAAGTCAATATACTACGCCTGTAATTACTGAACAACGTAATGAAGGGTGGGTTGACTTTGGAAAAAAGAACGATTACTATCAGTTCTTAATAGATAGGTTTCAAAATTCAGCTACGAATAATGCCGTTATTAATAACATTTGTAAACTTATTTATGGACGTGGAATTACTGCATTAGACGCTAGTAAAAAGCCAACAGATTATGCTAACTTTTTGAGTTTAGTTAGTTCGGATGACATTAAGCGTATAGTATCAGATACTAAAATGTTAGGTCAAA